AATTCTAGTGTTTCTACAGGAACTGTAAATTCAGATTTGTTATTCCCGGGCTTCATCTCTGATTGGGGACCTGCCTGGTGGGTCATCCCTTGCGCCACCGCCGCCGTCCTCATGAGCACTGCCGGCTTCATTCCACTTAATTTCACTTCTTTAACACCTCCTGATTGACTTGCTAAGGTTTTGTATGTTTTCTCATCAAATACCCTTCGTATAAATGTCGTATTAATTCCATTTTTTAATTGATCGGAAGTAAAATATAAGTATTCTTTACCTGAAAGATAATCATATAAACATATAAAATTTGAACCAAGTTTAATGGCTTTTTTGTCTTCATCTAATAAATTAATACGAATTGGTAACATAAGTTTATGAGATGGAAAAAGTTTATGCATATTACCTTGCATAGAAAAAAATATATCTGCAAGTTTATCAAAAATTCTATATTCTATAAAAAACTGTTTAACATTATTTTCATTTCCCTCATTATAATGTTTTAATGTTGGATACTTAGTATCAGATATGTCTGCATTTGTTTTAATTTTATCTAAAGTATTTAACATTTGTTTTTTTATTAAATGTTTAAGTTTTGCTTTTAACATTTGTTGTTGTGGTGATGAATAATTATTTTTTGTCTCTCTTATTGTAGCGGCAACTGCAGCAGAAATTTGTACTTGTATTGAAGTGTCTGCAATTTGGGGGGTGGTTCCTCCTCTTAATTTTTTAGTTTGATTAGATTTTATTTTAGATAAATTTCTTTTAGTATAAACCATTTATAATATAAGTAATTATAATTAAATAATATATTTATATTTAATATTTTACATAATAATAGTAAAAAATATTAAATAATTTATTTTGCTAAAACTTCTCTAATTTTCATTAATTCAGTAGCAACATAAGCACCACCGCCTCTTCCTGGTTTATATATATTAATTTTAGACTTACTAGTTAATAATAATATATCATTAAGTTCTTGATTAAATATTATTGGACCATCTTTTTTAATATTAAATTTAGCGTTTAATGCTTCGATTAAAAATTTAGAATAGTCATTTTTATAATCAGCTTCTTTTAAAATTTTAGATTTGTAAGTTGATGACATTTTATCATAAAAACTCTTAGCCAGTTCATATGTTAATGTTTCTTCATTAGATATAGTAAATTTATTATATATATCTGGTAAATTTGAAAATCTAACTGCAAATAAATAATGAAGTACACTAGGCCATTGATTACCTTTAATTTCTAATTTTTCATTTTCTTTAGTTAATAAATAACTATTATCTAATTTTCTTCTCCAATCTTTAATTTTAAATAATTTAAGAACACTAGGTAAAGTTTTTTGTTCTTTTGTAATAGTTTCACCAGCACCTTCACCGACTTTTTTATGTACTGATTTAGAATAAATTTGAATTATCATAGTATCATCATATATTTGAGATTTAGGTTTATCAACAAGTGATTGAAATTTAGGTTCGTGTGTTTTTTCAAGTTTAACATTATGTGTTTTTGCAAAATCTCTAAAATCAGGTATTAATGAAAATAAGCCAGAAGTAGATTTCATACATATATCTACAACTTCTTCTTTTAGTCTATATGGAATTTCAGAAAATTTAAATGCACCTTTACCAATATTTTTATCATATGTAATTAATTGGTAATGACTACCAATTTCATAATTGGTAATAATATAGTAATCGGGTTCAAATATTTCTTTTTTTTGTAATTTTTTATCCGCTTCTCCACACTGTAGAACTTCGGGATTTAGTTCTTGTTTTTCATTAAAATTGTCCTGTGCTAAAATAATAAATTTAACATTATATAATCTTTCTAATGTAGAAATGGCCCAAGTATCAGCCCAATATTTTTTAGTCATTATAATATTTCTCAAATCATCAATAGTTTTAACATCTTTCATAAAGTCTAATTCTTCGGTAAGTTCTTGAAATTCTTTAATTTCTTCATTAGAGTCTAAAACTCTTTGTAAATTAGATTTAGCTTCTTCTAACATTCTAGATTTTTCAGATGTATTACTAGTTCCTCCTATCATAAGTTTAAAATTTTTATGCATTTTTTTTAATCCACCCATTGTTTCTTGAGTTTTTTTTAATCCACCTTTATAATAATTATAAAATTCCATATATGTATTAAATTGTTCTTCGTCTAAATCGTCTGCTAATTTTTTTCTAATATTTTTAACGCTAATAGTATGATATTTTTCTAAATTTAAAGTTTTTAATCCATCTCTTAATATTGCAAAAAAACATTCTCCTCCACCTTCATTATTAACTATGGAATATTTATGACTTTTAAGGAATTTATTAATCCATTTATCGGAATCATTAGGTGTAAAATTAGAAATTTCATAATCACTTTCTTCTTTTATTTGTTGTTTTAAAATAATAGGTTTTTCAATAAATTCTTTTACTTCTTCTTCGTCGTCTTCGTCTTCGTCTTCTTCGTCGTCTTCGTCTTCGTCTTCATCTTCTTCGTCTTCTTCGCCTTCATTTTCACTTTCACTAGTAGCTTCTTCGTCAAAATGAATCATATCTTCTTCATATTTATATTTACTAGTAATATAGGTTTTAGCATATGAGAAAAATAATGGATAATCCAATTTTTCTATAAGAATATTACCATCGTTATCTAATAAATCTCGGTAAGATGTATTTTTAGTTTCATAGATACCTATTTTGGCTTCTAATGTAGTATTCTTTACTAAATATATATTAAAATACACAATATTGTAATCGATATGTTGAAAATTGGGTTTTCCTAATACAAATTTAACAGGTTTATTATATATTTTTGCTCTATATGCATAACTTTCGCCTTCATCGTTTTTATCAAGATTATTAGATTCTAAATAATTAATATTTTGATCTATTTTTGATAGAACCATATATAAGTTATAAATATAAGAAAATTTTATACTTTAAATTAAATAAATATTTATACTTTAAATTAAATAAATATTTATACTTTAAATTTAATTAATTTAAATTTAATTTGAATAAATAGTATAATGATAGCACTATATTATTTATTATATAAAATAAAAAGTAATAATTGCGAAAATATATTATGGATAGTAAAAACATCAGATATATTAGAAGAATTATTAGAATATAGAAATAACAACTCAAAATATGAAAGCAATTATGTAGTAAAAAGAGTAATAAGATTAAAAGATAAAGAAAAAGAATTAAATAAAAAAGATTTTAAGACTTTTGTATTAAGCAAAAGAGATATAGTAATAGATGAAAGTTAATAATTTATATATATTTTTCTACAATATCTCTGTGTTTAAAAATAATTTTATTACTAATACTTGGCAATGAATTATTTTTTAATTCAGATATGTATTTAAAATTAGAAAGCAATTTTTCATCTGTAATTTTTAAATTAGAAGTTATTAAAAACATAAATTGAGTTAACAATTCAGTATAGTCTTTTTTATTTTCTACTTTAATATTATCTAATAATTCTTGTTGTATATTAGTAGTGGCATCATTAATAATAGTAAGTGGTATTAAATTAATTTTAAAACAATAAATATAAAATCTACATAAACATTTGTATTTATCATTATGTTTATTAATAACAGTAATTTCATCATAATTATTTGAAGATGTTGTAATTTTAATATATTTATAAATATTATAAAAAATCTCTAAATAATTATTTAATATATCAGAAAAGTCAGAATTCATATTAATTAAACTAAATAATAAATCTACATACAAATTATTAAAAATAATATTATTATAAATTAAAGATTCAAAAATATATATATTGATTTTATCAAAATCAATAATATCAACATTTTTTTTTTCATCACAAATAGACTTATAATAACATAAGAATTCATTTTTTAATTTATCATAAGTTTGTTCTGTTATTTTATTTAAAATTTTTCTAATATTTGTAATAATCATATCGTAATCAGATTTACTGTTAATTTCTTTTATTCTATTAATTCTATAATTATTAACGACATCTTTATCAATATTTAATTTATCATTAAATTTTTCATTTAAGTCTTTATTAGAATCATCTTTATGATAATGTCTTTTAGAATTTTTAAAATTTTTCATATTTTTATTTTTATAATTTTTATTATAACAACCTGAATTAAAATTGGGAGCAATATTATATACAGGTTTCTTAATATCAAGTAATATATTATTTAAATAATTATCTACATCAGTATTTAATTTGTTAGAACTCATAGAATTAGATAATTGATTTATAAAATTTATATCATAAGTAGGCATATATATATATCAATAATGAAGTTTTAAATTATTTATATATATATTTCGTTTGCAATATAAAAATAATATATATTTTATAAATAATGGATCTAATTTTAGAATTATTAATAACTCAAGACAAGAATTCATTTGAATTATCAGAAATAAAACTTGATAACTATTTTAAATTACCAATAGAAATGATAGATAAAAAAATAGCAATAAATAAAAATATAGAAAATGATTTAGAATTAATTAAATTTAAAAATGAAAAAGATATAGCATATTCGTCAGATATATCAGATATATCAGATACATCTGACAATTTATATAATGATAATTTATATTATAGTGTATTAGAACCAAAAAATTCACTAGATAAATGTGTTGCTTTAAAATGGGGAAAATATTATAGTAATGATAAAAATTATTTACTAGAAACTCAAAATTTATTAAAAAATTTTAAAAATAATGTATATTTTGAAGATGAAGCAATTCAAAATGAAAATATTTTTAATTGCTCTGAAGAAATTATAAAAGATAATGGATTTACACAAAAATATCAATATATAGACCTTCCATTTTTAAATAAATTCAACAATGATGAAGTATGTATGCAAATGTTATCTATTTTTAATTTGGCTAATCCAGTCATAAGTTTATTAGCACCTATATTATTATTATTATTGCCTTTTTTTATAATAAAACTTCAAGGACATAAGATTACATTAGAATCATATTTAATACATTTAAAACAAGTATTTAGTAATCATATAATTGGACAATTTTTTAATGATTTTTATGATGCACCACTATCAACAAAAATTTATTTATTAATAAGTATAGTTTTCTATATGTTTCAAACATATCAAAATGTAATTAGTTGTGGTAAATTTTACAAAAATATAAAATATATTCATAATAAATTATTTGAATTGAGAGATTATATAACAAATTCCATAAATAAATTCAAAAATTTACTAAAATATACTGAATCTCTCTTAACATACGATAATTTTAATAAATATTTAAATGAAAATATTAATGTACTAAATAATTATTTAATAAATTTGAATAGAATTAAAGAATATAATATAAGTTTCAGTAAATTATTCCAATTGGGACATCTAATGAAATGCTTTTATAAACTGAATAATGATAAAAATATTATAAAATCTCTATATTTTTCATTTGGCTGTAATAGTTATATTCAAAATCTAGTTACTATTCAAAAACATATAAAAAATAAATCAATGAACTATACTACTTTTATAGAAAATGATAAAAAAACTAATTTTAAAAATTCATATTTTAGCGAATTATTGAAAGATACTAGTAATAATATTGTAAAAAATACTTATAAATTTGATAATAATTTAATTTTAACAGGTCCAAATGCGGCAGGAAAAACAACTATATTAAAATCAACATTATTCAATATTTTACTTTCACAACAAATAGGTTGTGGATTTTTTGATAAAGCAGAATCAAAAATTTATGATTATTTACATTCTTATATTAATATTCCTGATACATCCGGGAGAGATAGTCTATTTCAAGCAGAAGCCAGGCGATGTAAAGAAATTTTAAATATCATACGAGAGAATGATGATAAAAATCATTTCTGTGTATTTGATGAATTATATAGCGGAACAAATCCAGAAGAAGCAGTAAGTAGTGCATCAGCATTATTAAATCATCTTAATAAGAAAAATAATGTAAATTATATTTTAACTACACATTATTATAAATTATGTAATAAATTAGATAAAAATATTTCAAAAAATTATCATATGGAAATTAAGAAAAATAAAGATGATGATGATTTTAAATTTACTTATAAAATTAAAAAAGGAATAAGTAAAATTAAAGGTGGATTAAAAGTTTTGAGAGATTTAGATTATCCAGAAGATATTATTACATCATTATCAAAAAATTAATTACTATTCATTAATAATAATGTTAGACCTATAATAATTCATGTAATTTGTATCAATGATAAATATTTTTTATATATTCGTTAAAGATTCTTAAAAAAAATAAATTTAAAATTTAATGATTTCTTTATTAAATTTTATAGATACAGGATTTATAATTACTTTAGGATTACTTTTATTAGTATCAGGAGCAGTAATGTTATATTGTTATAGACGATTAAATATATTAGAAAATAGTTTAATAGAACATGGTAAAATTTTACAAAATTTTATAATGAATTATAACAATCAATCATTGGTAAATCAACAATTACAATCAGAAGGTTTAGATAATCATACGACTAAAAATCTAGTATCATCAGATGAAAACAAAATTAGTGTTTCTGATGAAGAAAGCGATGATGATGACGATGATGATGATGATGATGATGATGATGACGATGATGATGATGACGAAGATGATGACGATGATGATGATGATGACGACGAAGACGAAGACAAAGATAAACAAGAAAATTCTAAATCAAAAAATAAACATTTAGAATCTACTCATATAAATAATCTAGAAAATCCAGAGGATGTATTTTTAACCAATTTACCAATTGATTTAAATGTTTTAGATATAGATTTAGATTTAAATTTAAATTCTAAAATTATTAAACTAGAATCTAATGATCTAGAATCTAATGAAACAGAATCTAGTGAAAAAGTAAACAATAATGAAAAAAAAAATTATAGCAGAATGAAAGTAGATGAACTTAGAAGTTTAGTAGTAACAAGAAATATAATAAGTAACGAAGACGCACAATTACAAAAAAAAAATGATTTACTAAAATTATTACAATAATTTTATAATAAATAATAAATAAAAAATATTATAAAAATATATATTAAATGAGTTGGGGTACTTGTTATAAAGGTTCAAATAATATTCATTTTAATTATCCTCCTTTAATGGATGATGGAAGAAATTTTTCTAATTATGAGGCAGGTGCAAGTTTAGATAATAAATTAAAAGAAAATGCAAATATAAAAACTAATAGTGATTATAGAAAATATTTACAAACAAATGCTGATTCAATTATTAAAAATAATCAATTAAGTGCATGTGGTGAATGTAGTACTAATCCATATTATACAGGACAAATCCAAGATTTACCTAATACAAAACCATATATTTTTGATTCTATATTATCAAACAACCAACCATTTGGTTATGAAACAAGTGATTTAAAAAATTTATATTTATCTAAACAAGTTTTAGAAGCTCAAATGCACGCTCCTAGATTTAGAATTCCAAATGAAGAAAAATAAATATTCTTTTTAATTAATTTATAAAATTAAAAAGAATAAAATCTTAAACTATATTATAAAACTATGCCGATGGCTTTTCTCGACAGTTTAATGGCGCCTTTAGGTAAAGAACATTGCACTGTATATTATATGCTTGGACTATTAACACTATTTTTTGCCGTTTTAGCAGTTATAAATGGCCTATTTCAAGTTTTAGACAACAAAACAAGACAAACAGGTTTATTTTTAATTCTTAATTCACTAACTATGTTCTTTATGTATTATTTATACAGAATTGTATACTCTATATGCATTAAAACTTTGTAAATTATTCAATTTCTAAGAAATAAGATATTATACAATGTTATAAAAATAGAGCTAAAATAATTGAATCTATTTATATATTATTTTAATATTAATTAATAAATATTATTATTTATTAATATTAATGAAAGTTCTTAGTATTGATATTGGAATTAAAAACATGGCATACGTATTGCTTGAACATAATGAAAATATAGATAAATTCAATATACTTAAATGGGACGTTATTAATCTTTGTAATAAAATACCATCGTGTTCATCTTGCAAAAAACCTGCCAAATTTTATAAAGATAATAACTTTTTTTGTAAGATTCATACCAGAAATACAGAATATAATATTCCACAAATAAATACTAAAACTTTACCAAAACAAAATTTTAAAAATATTATGAATATTGCTAATGAAAATAATATACAATTTGATAAATCAATAACTAAAATTGAATTAATAAAATTAATTGAAGACCATTTACATAATACTTGTTTTAATGTTATCGAAATTTTAAATGCAAATGATATTAATTTAATTGATTTAGGTATTAATTTAAAAAAAGAATTTAATCAACTATTTTCCAGTATAGAATTACATGAGATAGATATTATATTATTAGAGAATCAAATTAGTCCTATTGCAAATAGAATGAAAACAATACAAGGTATGACAGCTCAATATTTTATTGATCATGGTAATTATAATATTGAATTTATGTCTGCTGCTAATAAATTAAAACTTTTTAATAATAACAAAAATACAACATACGCAGAAAGAAAAAAATTAAGTATTCAATACACACAAGAATTACTTTTAAAAAAAAATATGGATAATCATTTAGAATATTTTAATAAAAATAATAAAAAAGATGATTTGGCCGATAGTCTTTTACAGGGAATATATTATTTATCTTCATTTAATAAACTTATTATTTAGATTAAAAATATTTTATTAGTATAATATAAATGTCTTCCGAAAACCCAGCCGTAATAATA